TGATGGCCTCGGTGGAGCTACCGGATTTGGCGGGGATCAGGTCAACGCTGTTGCTCCAGCTAGCGCTGCCATCCGTCAGGTTGCTGTGGCGGATATGAATTTTGCCGCCGACTTTTACGTCGAGGTCTACGGTCTCGTCCCAGCGCAGGCGGCCGGAGTTGGCGTTGATCGCCTCGAAACTCAGGTTCTGGACGTTGCCGGGGACGGCGGTTTTGCCAACAAGTCCAAATTGTGCTGTTGATATTGGACCGAACTTGTTGAAACTACTGACAGCGGTAATCTGAACAAACAGAGTGCCGGGGCGTGTTGACCTGATCTGCAACGATGGCGACGATGTAGCGACCTGTTGGAAGTTGTCGTTATCAATTCGGTACTCAACGCGGAACTCGCTGACACGCTCTTTAGGGCTGACCCAGCTCAGGTCAAAAGCAGAAAATACGCTCTGACCATCAACGTATAAATATTCAGTGCCGGTTATGCCGGTGACGGCTTCGGGCGGATCGGTAAGGTTGGAGATGTCACGCTCTGTCAGCTTGTTGCCTGTTTCGATAGCGCTATAAATCGATGCGTTGTATTCCAGTGCGGTAACGCCGTAGATGCCATCTTCTGCTTCGGCGACATTGAGCACGCGATATTGCTGGGACTGGATGTCGGTGGTTTGGATAAGCCAGATGCTGTTGGCGTTTGGTGCCTCGCTAAATGCGTTGCCGACCGTAATGGTGGTGCCGCTGATGGACTGGATCGGTCGTAGTTCTACGTTGCCGCTTGGCATCAACACCGAGATGTTGGGCTCGTTGGCAAGGTTGACCGATAGATTTGTGCTGCTGTCAACAGTGATCGTGGTTGTGGTGGCGCTGTTGATGCGACCGCTACGACGGGTGCCACCCTTGGTTGGATCGGCAACGTCGATCACCATGCCAGGGCGCAGGACAACGCCGCTTTCTATCGAGACGGAGAACGTAACGGTTTCGGTCAGGTTTTGTTCGCTAAGCAGCGCCCACTTACCGGCGCGGTGTGCCTGACCTTGGCTGTAGCACCCCAGTGCCTTGATGTCTTTGTTGATAATGCCGTATTTGCTGACCGCATCAGCATCTTCGACGTACTCGTATTCAACTTCACCTAATGTGTCGTAAGACTGCCACGCAACGGTCGCGCAGGTGTGGCGTGCTTTTTGTGATGTGCCGCTGTAAGTAAAAAAGCCATCAATAACGTTGCTTGGTCCAAGTACGTATTGGGAGTCGGCTGGTTTGTCCTGCAGTAGCACCAAGGAACCAGCGCCGTAATACGCAATGCCACGGAACAGGCTGGTCATCTCTTGGATGACGGTATAAACCTCGTCGCGGCTGTTAATTAGTAGGTTGCAGGAGAAGCGTGGTTCCAATCCGTTTTTGCCGTCGTCAACAAGCTCGTTGCAGTATTGGCTGATGGCAAAAAAGTCATATTTGTCGAGGCTGCTGGCGGGGATTGACGCGCCGTAACGAGTGTTGGTCAGCAGATCGAATAGACACCATGCGGGGTCGTTGCACCATTGCGCTGCACCAAACGTGCCGTTCCACACGCCGGCATAGGTGACGCGCCCGATGTAATTTGTGGTATCAACAGTAGCGTTTGACGGCAACTGGATTTTGATGCCACGAATTAAATACTTACGGGCAGGAATGTTGTTGAAGTTGCGTGCATCAAATCGCAGGCCAACAAGTGCGCTGTTTGGGTAACGCAGTTTCTCGTCGATAATTTCTGTGTACGAAGACCAGAAGGTTTCGTTTTGGCGCTTAACAGAGGACTCGTCTGCGCTTGTACGGGTGACGCGAATATCTACAGGAAATGCGCCAGCGACCTGAATCATGTAGTCGCGCTGGTACAGGCTACTTGATTTGCCGCTAATCGTGTCACTTAAAACATCGGTGTAGCCACCACCGTTGTACTGAATTTTGATGTTCAGTGAAACTGAGTGACCAACAATGTCGCCGTCGTCCTCAATAATTTGAAGTGCCGGTACGTTAATTGTGACACGCACTCTATCAACGGCGGTGTCAGTAATTTGCCTAGTAATAGGCGTGGATGCAAACAGCTCAACACCAACTGCCTCTTCTGATTCTGTTGCGTTAGCTGCACCACCAATGGCGGTTTGAACTTGTGAGCCATTGCGCAAGGCAATTTGGTATCCACGAAAATTATCGTTGCCGGCAGTATCTTTAACCGGCGTGCCATCAAGAAAGATGCTATTTGCACCATTGTCCAGTCCTTGTATCTCGCCCTCGCAAATAAGATCTAGTACGGCGGCATACTGAACCGACTGCAGTGTGTCATCACCTTCTACCGGCGTGCGTTGTCCACCGCCGCCACCGCCTTTGCCACCACCGCCACCGCCGCCACCAGAGCCAGCAATACCAACACCCAAGCCGGCATTGTGAACGCGGATGCCGCCGGCAATAAAAGTGTGGTGCCCCTCTACTGTCAGGTTGTAGACGGTGCCAGTGCAGAACTCCGTTTTGCTAACGATGGGGCGTAAGTGCCCGTTGTGGTCAACAAGGCAGTCATCAGCGCCAAGCGTGTCGATTTCGACGAAGGCGTTGAACTGGTTGAGTACCCAGTGGTTGGGCGTGGCGTCTAATACTTGACCGCCCCAGAGCCGGTAACACAGAACGCGCTCGTTGTCGTGCTCGTGAACTTTGAGCACCTTGGCTTCGTGGATCGCACCAGCATCGTCAAAGCTCAGAACCAGATCGCCTGGCTGCAGTTCATCAATGCGGCGTTCGCCTGTTGGCGTGGCGACGAGGGTGTGTCCCAAGAAGCAGCCGCCGCCACCACCGCCACCAGAACCTTGTATTTGAGATGTGCGGTTTGTCATTTACTGAAAAAGGCAAAGTCGCTTGGTGTCGGTTTAGAAGGCGAGTTGGGGCTGAACTCAACATCTAGACCGCTGGATATAACAGCAGAGCCCACAAACAACCTGCCGTAGGCGATTGGTACAGGCAAACCTTGCTTTGCCGTGTTGACGATGCCGCTAAAACTAAATGATTCCAGCTTGGCTGCATCGCGCCCGCGTTCAAAAGACGAAAACTGCGGTGTTGGCGAAATGGCTTGGGAAATGCCGCTAAAAATTAAATACGCTCCTAATCCTCCGACAAGAGTTGACGCTGCACTCAACGCTGCTGTAGTAAAAAAACCAGTAGCTGTTCCGGCAACTAAAGCTGTGCCTGTTGTGGAAGTAAAGGCACCAGCCCCTAAGCCTAAAAATCCCGCCCCCAAAGGCGCCGCAACAATCGCCAATGCAACCAAACCTATGCCAGCCAAAATTTGCCCCGCGCCTTGCCCTGCACCAGCAATAACCGGAGTAATGCTAAAAACTTCGCGTTCGCTAAAAGGGCAAACAATTAGCTGCACGTTATTGTCAACGATTTTTTCCTTGCCGATAGTAACGCGGTAACCTACACCGTTCTGTTCACTATCAATCAACCACTTTTCAAGACCTGGGAAGTTGACGCACAACGCTTTCAGCACTTGGGCTGGAGTGTCGGCGTCGAACTCAAAACGGCACTGCCCCAACTTTTTGCGGAGTGCGCCGTAGACCTTAACGACTTTCATGCCGCAGGGCGCAGGCGGTGCTTTTTACATAGTAGCTGCCTAGGACATCACGGCTACTGAGCCGTCCCTGCAAATGATGCAGCACGAGCTGGTCGCCTAGGTAAATGGCGGCATGGTTTGGCAGTGGCGAGGAGAACTGCATCAAGATGGCATCGCCATACTGCAGATCCTCAAACGGAATCTGGCGAAAGCCCTCGTTGGCAAAGTTGTCCATGTACAGGCTCTCGCCTCTTGTCCAAAACTGGTCGCGGCGGTCGTAGTCCCGCAGATCCAACCCGAACTCGCGCTTGTACCAGTCGCGGCACAGGCTGTAGCAATCCACAATGCCGAAGACGAACTCACGCCCCACGTAAGGCAGCTCAAAGCCCTCCGGCTCGCAGTAGCCCCATTGCTCGGTCTGCGGATTGATGACGTGCCAAGGCAAGCCGGATTTTTCGCAGGCAACGCGATCAGCTTGCGACGGGGCGTGGTTCGTTTTGGGATGGCTGTGGACGACTGCCACGATCTCGCCCAGATCCTCGATTTCGACATACTGCGCCGCGTCAAGGACAAAGTGCTCACTGGGGGTATCTGCCAAATTGCGGCAGGGGAAATACCGCTTACGACCTTTGACGACCGCAACCAAACCGCATGATTCCTTAGGAAATTCGGCTTGTGCGTGCTCCAGTGCTTTTGCCTTAAGGCTGTCCGATAACTTCATGAGATAAGACCGGCGGACGGGAAGCTGCCGAAGGGTAATTCCGCTGTCTCCCCGAATCGCAACTTGCACGAACTGAGCCGCTTGCCGCAACGGTCTTCGGCCAACACGCCGACAGTGTTGTCGTTGACATCAAAGTAGTTGCTGCCTGTGTAGCCGCACTCACCGCTTCGGTATTGCCACTGGCAAATATTGGCAATGATCTGCCGACGAGGAATTTTGATGCCCGCCAAATCAAACTTGCTTGCCAATTCAAAGCTAACGACATCGCGGCTTTCGCTTGCTTTGCGATCGATAAACCAGATCTCATCAGGGAACTTGGCATACGGATCGGCGCCAGTTTCACCGTCTAAGTACTTTTTCAGCGTGCGGATACGTGTGACCTTGGCACCGCCCAGATCGTTGCCTGCAGTGGTTGCGTTCACCAGCAGCAGCAACGTTGTGATGGTGCCGCCTAGGTTGGCAATAGTCAGCGTCGGGCGCGGCAGCGTCCCAGTGTTGCTGTAGTCAAAGCCTTCCGCCTTGATCGGCAGCCGCGTGTATGCATTGCCGTTCCAAATGATATTGCCCGTGACGTTGGCATTGGCGCCATTGTGGAAGCGGTACACATCACTGCTGCCGTGCAACGTTGCATCAAGCTGCAGCTCAAACAGTTCAATGATCGCGCTAGGTGCGATCGCAGCCAGCTCATCAAAGACGCTGCTAATCGCAACCCAAGTGACCGTGCCATCGACAATCGTGCTGCCAATATCCGTTGGCCACGTAGGTTGAGTAGCGCCGCTAGTGCCAGCAACTTGGCACTGGAACACCAAGCCAGAAGCCTGCAGCGTGGTGGCGCGAACGATGTTGCCAACGCTGTAGCTATTAGTAGCAGCCCAAGATGCGTATGCCATCAGGGTTCAAATACTTCGCGGAACGTCGCCGTAATTGTTGCCCGACCGTTATATGTAATCGTTTTGTCCCACTGCGGGCAGACCCACTTATAAGTCACTGCCTCATCAGGAGGCGCCCACTCAAACGCGGCATTGTCGTCTGCACGCGCATCTAGAAACGCTTCAATGGTGTCACTGTTGGCTTCAGTGATGTTCTGCCATGTCAGTGTCCATACCTTTGGATTTTGGTTTAGCCCGTAGGTTAGACGCTGCTCATAGCCATCACCGAACTGAACCGTGCGGACAATCGGTTGGTTGGCCTTAGAAGCGCCGTAGGTTGGGTTGATAGCAGGAAAGGTAGCCATTAAGAGAGCAAGCCTCCTGGGCGCTTCTGTTTAATCAATTCTTGCTGTACCGCAAGACCAATCACCTTGCCGAGCTGGCTTGCCTGTCCAGGATCGCCCTGCACGCTACTACCGCCGGCGTCTACGTTCACCACCACGTTACCCATGCCACCAAAGCTGCCAGCAGGTGCGATACCACCGCTACGCCCAGGCATGAACAGTTCAGGACCACGCTCACCGACGAGGTAACCCTGACCAGCGGTAACGCTCCCACCCATGGCGCGCCTACCCAATGAGCCTGTAAGGAAACTGAAAAAGCCTCTTCCATCATTACCAGCCAAACCTTGCAAACCAGCTTGTATAAGCAAATTACCAAGCGACTTCAGAACATTTTGCAATGAACTGTTAAAATCATTTGTTCCTTGAATTAGCCCGGTAATAGTTGAAGTAAATGTGCTCCCAATGGCATTGAGCAGTTGCTGTTCTTGTTGCAGTAAAAACTGACGCTCCAAAAGTTTTTTATTGACTTCTGTTTCGTCTTTTACCTTTTGAGCAGCAAGTTTAGGATCCGCGCCTTGTGCAACAAGTTCAGCAATTCGTCTGCGTTGATCTGCTTCCTCTTCACCTAGCGCAAGAATATTTTGTTTATACGCTATTTCTGCTGTGATTGATTCTATTGCCCTAACAGCGCGTTCTGCTTCGGTTGCGTATTGAACCCTAGATTGTTTGCCCTGCTCGGCAGATAATTTATTGAACTGTCCAAGCAAGATATTTCTTTGATTTTGCAGATCTCGGGATTGCTCGTCAAAAGCTAATGCCGTTGAAGTTTTGTCGGTGGACTGACTAATTAGCATGGCGCGAACACCAGCCCTTGCCGCCAAGGTTTTTTCTACGGCATCAATCTGTAATTGCACATCGCGGTATTTACTTGCAAATTCAATCATCCTCTCCGCTTGTTCCATGCCGGGTTTGCCAGCAATATCACCAAGCCTTTGGGCTGTGGCTATTTCTAAATCTGCTCTTGCTTTATCAAGGTCTCTTTTTATATCTCCGCCAAGCAAATCGTTAACAGAGCGAGCGCCTTGGGCTTGATCGCCCCCCAATAAGTCTGGTGTTGCTGGTGTTGCAGTCTTGCCAACTTTGGATAAGGCAGTTTGCGCTGCTTGTAACTCATTGATTTTTCGTTGAGCGACTCTTTGCACCCTTACGGCCAAATCCTGTCCAGTGGCAGAAAGAGTGCCAGCTGGCAACTGCCCAACTAATTTCTGAATCGCAAAGATTTCATTGGCTGCAGCACGCAAGCCAGCTACATCCATTCCAGTTGACGAGATGCCTTGAATAAAATTCCCAAGATTACGTAAGTCCTGCTCTGTACCGAGCGGAGTAACCAATGCCAGTTTTAACTTGGCAGCCTCCGCAGCAATGCCACCGCTCAAAACTTTTGCGATTGCTCCAACTGTTCTATTTGCTGTATCTAGAATTCCGTTTAATACTGGCTGTAAACGCTGTCCTAGCAGCCGAGCAAGCTGCTCAACATTGTCTTGCAACGTGCTGAATTTACCAGCAAGTGTTGTTGACTGCGCAATGGCACCATTTGCATATTTACCGCCCGCATTAGTTAAATTAATAATTGCTACTTGTACGGCTTCGGCACTGATGCGACCCTTGCTTAGTGCCTTCTGGAACTCATCGCCAGTAAGGCCATACATCTTTCTTAATTCTTCCTGCAGGCCAATACCGCGTTCTTGAAATTGCAGCAATTCTTCACCCTGCAAGCGGCCTTTAGCCTGCACTTGACCGTAGGCGGTCACCAAACCTTGAAGTTCAGCGCCAGTTGCGCCACTTACATCAGCAAGGCGGCGGGTGGTTTCAACAACCTTGTCGGCCTCAACGCCAAAAGCTTGAAGACGCTTGGCCGATTCAATTAACTCAGTGCTAGTAAATGGCGTTACGGCGCCAAGCTGCTGCAACTCCTGAATGATTTGCTTAGCCTGCTGCACGCTGCCAGTCAAAACCTGAAGGCTTCGTGTCTGAGTTTCAATCTCGGCAGTTTTGCCAAATACAAATCGTGCTGCCTGAATTGCCGAAAATCCAGCCACCAATCCGGTGACAGCATTTTTAAGACCATTAACGCCAGCAGACGCCGCCTTCGACGCAGTGTTGATCTGCTGCAGTTGGCCTATGGCATTTCCGCTTTTTACCTGTACGTCAACGACAGCTACGGCCACAGCAACGCACTAACCCTGTTCTTGCAGTCTATCGCCGTGCTCTGGCGTTAGCCTTGTCCATCTCGTCTTTTTCGCGCTTTGCCTTGACCTCGTGGTAGGCGGCAAACATTACGAATTCGGCTTCCGTCAACTGAACGCGTAATTCGCTGACGGTTTTACCTAGTTCCGTCGCTAGGAAGAACTCAAAGAACAGCCAAGAGTCTTCCTCTAGTCTTTTTTTGCTTCGTCCAGCAGCGGCGGAGCGCCCAAGCCAAATAAGAAAAGTTCCAGATCATTCAGCACGCGCTCAGGCAGCTCACGCTGCAGCTTGGCAGCATCAGCAGAGGCAAACGCTTTGGTGCCATCTTCAAGCTCAGCCATTTGACACAGCATTTGCGTGCTGATGTCCAATGCTTCCTCAGAACCAGCCAGGGTGCCAGCACGCTTACGGTCGGCTCGGGTAATTGGCTTGAAATATAGATCCAGCACCGCTTGCCCAGCATCATTGGTGACGCTGAATTTACGGCGCTGGTTCAGATCAAAAGCGCCAGTGAGCAGGTCAACGGCGCGGGGTGTAGCAGCAGGCATCAGATACTAAGGGTGAGAGCACCAGATGTGACGAAGTTAACCGTCACAATTTCGATCTCGCCAACCGTAGCACTGTATTCAGAGCCTGTCACCACAAGCGTGCCGGTAATCTTCTTACCGCCAGTCTCGTCCAAGTACAGCTCAAAAGCTGCATCAGCTTCGTCGGTGGCTTGGTTAACGTCCTTGATCAGGTCTAGCTTGTCGCCAGAGCCAGGGGCGTCATACAGCAGTTCAATGGTGCCCGAACCACTGATTAGACCACCCACATTGGCACGATAAGTGTCGCCGTGGTCGGTCACATCCAGCGATTCCTTTTCTACGGTCATTGACCATGACCGCACTGCTGCGATCTCGGACAGACCGCCGCTACCGGCTTTGTCAAAGAAGACAGTGCCTTGTTGACCGCGATAAAAAGCCATGATCAGATGTCCAGAGAGATGGCGCCGTTGGTCACGAAGTTCAGGGTAATGACTTCGATTTCGCCCACAGTTGCAGAATACTCAGCCGAGGTAATGACACCATCAAAACTGATTTTTTTGGTGCCAGTGGTGTCAAGGAATAGCTCAAACAGAGCCAAGCCCTCATCGTTCGCCGTGTTGACGTGTTCAATGAAGACGTTGGTTTCGTCCGCGCTAGAAGCGGTGTAAAGGATTTCGCAGGTGCCAGAACCGCTAATCAGACCGCCGACATTGGCGCGATAGGTAGCGCCCAAGGCGGTGGTGTCCAGCGATTCCTTCTCAACGGTCAAAGACCAAGAGCGGGTGCTGGTGATAGCTGCGGCAGAAGAGCCAGCATCGTCAAACTTGACGCTGCCTTGCTGTCCCCGGTAGAAGGCCATGGTTAGAGATCCTCGAAGGTTTCAAAGGTCAATCTGACCTGTGTTTGGAAGTAACCCTCTGGAGCTGGCGATGCCACCACCTCGGGTCCAGTAGGCGGATCAAAATGAACGCCACTGACTACTTGCCTATTGTAAAGGTCGCGGATTC